AGGTTTGCGTTAAGTTCCAGCCACCCAACATAATGAGTATACCTATTAACATTGAAATAATCTGGTTGTTCATCTACCCTTCTTAAAATTCGTAATACGCCGTTTCCACTGTGGCTTCTGCATTGCTTCATCGGCATCTTTTATAGCCTGCAACTTATGTGGTAGAATTTGACTTAGGCCATTTTTACCAGATATCTGATACCAAGCCATTTCAAAGTCGCCCCGTTTGGAACGCTTATGCAAATCCCCTAATTTCTTTTCCACATCAGTCTTTAATTGGCTCAATAACATAGTACCAAATCCGCTTATAATAACGGTCGGGTCACTAGGGTCGGCACTCTTCGGGTCTATTTGTCCCGCAGGTAAGGCCTCGTTGAGCATTTGACTGTAGTTTTTAAATTTCATTTCATCACTATTTATACTTTTAACTTCGGGTTAGAGGTCTTGAAGTCCTTCTTACGCATTATGGTCTTGGAAATCAAGTCAAATTCCTGTGTTTTAGAGTCATATTTGAGTACGAATGGTAAGTTTAGGTCTGTTTGAGTATCATTTAACACTGCTTCAGCATCTGGTCCAAGTTTCGGTATTTTCTTGCCATACTTCTTGTACGTTTGCTTAAATAGGCGTGTCAACTCTGCTACGTTAATAGATTTACCATTTCGCTTATCATTCGCTCTCTCTAAAAAGTGACGGGTAAACTCTACATCTATACCAACTTTGGAGAATATTTTATCTGCAAATTTCTCCACATCTACTAAATCTGCCTTTGTAATCTCTTCTTTTAAATAATCAGTAAATGGATTGTTGTAATCCGTACTATTATATCTCGTGTTTCTGTCGAATACTTTCTTTAATTCACCTACGGAAATGCCTACAATATCAGCAGTTATCTGAAGGGCACGTCCTTGAGGATTCATTATCATTGCTCCCTGCTTCTGGAGTTCCTTCGGATTCTTCTCATATTCTCTCATAATCTCTTTGTAGATTTTGAGGGCCTTTCCATATTTCTTGCCGTGTACTAGTCGTTTAAAGGCGTGAGTAAGTTTCTTTGGAATCACAATATCTCTCCACTTCTCTTGTTCTGCCGAACCTTTATGATGTTTGAATGTCATCTCTGTCCTTAGATGGCGTAGAGTATCGTGCCAATCTTCCTTGATGCCCATACCTCTTCGTACTGAATCGTACATCTCTTTAGCGGTTTTCTCATCACACATCGATGGGCATCCCTTACGGAAGAATTCAAAATCTCCATCAGTTGCGGCCTTTCTCATAAGCGTGGCACTCATTGCGTTGCCTTTACCTCTGGCAATTCCTGCTTGTACCACTTCAAAATTATCAAATTCGTATGATTTCTTTTTGTCTTTGTGCTTGATATACGGACGGATATTCTTCTCAAAGGAATCAACCCTATCACTTCCAACAACCATTGTTACGTCTTTATATCCTTTATCTGAAAGATACTTTAAGGCTTCAAATGCAGTACGAACTTTAGTGTCCTTTACTACCATTTTTCCCCAAAATTTCTTTAGAAATTTCGTCTTGTCGTTATAGGGCAGAGGATTCTTTTTCTTGTCCTGTGTCTGTGAAGTGAATATCATAGGCTGACCATTCTTGGCCTTTGCTTTCTTTATGATATCATTAACTGCTATTTCGTGGCCATTAGTCACAGGATTAAATCGCCCGAACGTAAATACGACTGGTTTACTTTTTGCTTCTTCTAGGTATTCGGTATAAGTTTTCATCACATTTCTTTAAGTTTGTTTAACAATGTTTTCACAATACTTCCTTCCAAGGCATCTTCTATACCGACTAATCCCGGCACATTATTAACTTCAATAAAATAGGGCGTCTTTCCTGGTATAAAATCCACTCCGACTATCACGCCGTCAACGGCCTGGGCCGCTCTAATGGATTCAGTTCTTTCAAATTCCGTTAACTTATGGGGCTTTGGTTTGGAGCCTTGAGATACATTAGACCTAAAATCTCCACTTACAACTGGTCGCTTCATTACCCCTATTACTTCATCTCTGAATACTATTACACGAACATCATAGTCCGATTTAATGTACTCTTGTAACAAGATATCTTGGAATCCACTTTCTCTATACAATAGTTGTACAATAGATTGTAGGGAGGCCGCAGATTCAACTAAGATAACTCCAATGCCATTTGTTCCTGTACCAGTTTTTAATATGATAGGGAACTTACTGCCTAATTCTTTTAATGCTCTTTCTGTATCTTCTGAATGGGCAAGCAATACAGTCTTTGGCGTATTGAATTTCTCCCTCTCAAAAATCATCTGTGTCATTACTTTATTCGAGCATAGGTCGTGGCAGTTCATATTGTTAACAAGTGTATATCCTTCGTGTTCCCACTTCTTACACTTGTCATACCAAGAATGATTACCACTTAATCCCGGTCGACCAACTCCTCGTGCCATAATAATAGTATCTTCTGGACTGATTGGAAAGGGTTTATCATATTGAGATTCGCCTCTGCCAACTGCTTTAGGGGTAGGATATATCGTCTTGCCCTCTTCGACAGGAAAACTATTAAGAGTTCCATTCTCTTCGTAAAGACCACGAAATTCACCAAGGAAAGTTTTAATACCCATACCATCTGCGACCTTTTTTACAAGTTCGCCCGTGTCATTAGAATCATCTCCATCATCGTGAGAAAGAATTACTAACTTATATGGCTTCTTCGGTGCCTCTTGAAGTGATTTTCTATATTCGCTGGCAGTTCTCATCAGTGTTCCCAAATTTCCCCTATTTTCCCCAATTCTTTATAGCGTTGAAGTTGTTCCTACTAAATTCTAGTCTGTTAACAAATTTAACTGCTCCATTAGTAGCGTGGTCTACAGCAACAAATCCCTCAGGACCTGTTACTTCGTATCCATTTCCTTTTTTAATAAATGCTGGAAGAGATTGAACTTGTTCCATTTTCTTAATCAGGGCCAATTTAATTTCAGCAACATCGTTATGCCATTCAATCGCATAGGCTAGAGTGGCTCCCATTTTCCTATTGCCGTTGATTATCTTAATCATCCCATCAAGTTCTGCCTGTTGTTTGGCTTTACCCTTTGCAGATTTCAATTTATCAATCTTTGGTTGATATCGTTTTCGCATAAAGTCAATAAATCCACCGACTGCCTTTTGCTTGTTTACGAATCCTTTACCATCTCTCGTTAGTGAGTTTATGTAGATATTTAGGTTGAAAGCAATACTTCCTTCCTCCTTTGCAGTAGCAGGGTCGAATAGTACACCCATTGCCTTCTTATCAAATTTCTTCAGTCTTGATTCAGCATTTGCAATGCTTTGTCTAACTGCCTTCAATTCTGCCGTAGTTAGTGTAGCAGTTCCTGATACGTCTTGGAAATTAACATCTCCTGCCCATACGTCTTTAGATTTCTTCAGTGAGCCTACATTGACATTAAATACTGCCGAGAGGTCTGCTATTGTTTTACCACTATATTGTGTATGCCAGATAACTCCGACTTTCTTAGAGGAGATTTCCTTTGCAAGAGGCTGGTCTATAGGTACTGCATATGTTATCGTATTAGGTGTGAAGGTAATCATCTTCTCACCATCAATTGTTTCTTTCTTAATGTCTGAAGCAATAAACATAAAATCGCCTTGCCAGATTCCTTTAATCCCCAATTGAGGAAAAAGTTTAAGAGCAGTTTTCATTTTATCTGCTAGAGATGCCGCGTGTCCGTGATTAGCATCAATATCAGCGGGCGTGTAATTAATTTTTGGAGTCTTGTTGAATAAGGCTTTAGTAGCCACAAAGAACTTTCCATTTTCTGGATTGGTTCCAGCAATAATCGATGGCGCTCCATCAACCTTACTTGTTATGTTGAGTCCCTTTGAGGTATTTCCTTGAAGAGTTGTAATAACTCCATTAAGGATTTTCAATGCTTCGACACCACCATTATAACCATCATTAAAAATAGCATCTTCGAGATGCTCTAGGTGAGTTAGTTTTGCTTCTGCTAGGTATGTAGTAAATTTTTTCATTATTTTTTCAACTTCATTTTAAAGCCGAGTTTATTGCCAGAAGAGTACCCCGGCCATCCGAATTGGAAATCAGCATCTTTGAAATGGTTACTTGCGAAAGTCATTTTATTGGATAGGACATTTACATTCATTTGTATTAGTGTAACTTGTCTAGCCACATTTGTCAATGATTGTTTAATCGCTTTATCTTTATTTAATATCTTGTATATTGTCTCTCCTAGTGGAGATAGAACAAATCTTTTTAAGTCTCTCCCCTCAAGAGTCTTTTTGCCCGGCATTGAATATTTCTTATGCCAAGGCGCTAATTTTTTTGCTAGTTTTTTGTTATCGAATTTTTTACACCAGAGGTCAACAGATTCCAAAGTTATTTGGTCTACACTCATTCCCATTATCTTGGAGAGGTCTTTAATAACTTTAGTTTTGAGATATTGGTGCAACAGAATCATTTGTTCTTTAGCACCGAAATTTCCAACAATATTGAATACTTGTAGAGCAACCTCTTGGGAATGGTCAGCGTTTGCTGTTTTGGCACGATTTTTAATAGCATCGATGATATTTTGGACAGTAACTTTACCGCCACCGCCAGACTTAACTGAAATGGGATATTGTATTCCCATACGGACTCCATAAAAATCAATTAGTTTTTCATTACTTGCTGTAGGGAAATATGCTTCTCTAAAACGGAGGGCGTTCATTGCCCAAATTGCAGAAAGGATTTCTCCGAAATCTGCTGATACTTTGGCTAAATCCTTCTTTGAAAAGTCAAGTTCATCTAATGATATTGATGTACTCTTTGTATTTGCCAACTTTAACAGTTTAATTAATTCTTTTGCTGTGTTTCCTTCGGGGTACTTGGCCTTTAACGCGGAACTCGTTAACTTTATGAGAGTTTTATTATCTACTTGTTGCCCTGCCAAGCCAAGAGTGTCTGGAGTTAAGTCTTTGTTTGCGAATATCTGACCGCCGGATGAGGTCTGAGAAATTTCGGAATTCACCCAATAGAGTGATGTACCCTTCGGAATCTTACCATCGTCTAAATCGGTAGATGCTGTAAGCGTATAGGTAGGATATTTATCACTAACTATGATATCGGCATCTTTTACTTTAAGTCCCATACCAAGAAAAAACGCAGAGAAAGCCTTCCCGTCACCCTTCATTGCGAAACGAATGTGATAATCTCCCCTGCCAGAACCAATGGTTTTAATACCTTGTTCTTTTACTCTTACGTTAACTAGGGATTTTAGTGCTTTGGTTTCACTGGTAACTGCTTCTACTAAGAATGTACTAAATTTCTTCATATTGGACCTTTAACGAATATGTAATAATGTGCTTCTATTACATATTTATATAATTCAAACACTACATCTTGAAATCTTTAAAGGCCTTCTTCTTATTACCACCAGAGAACATCGACTCTGCTTCTTCATAGGAGCGTGGTCCAGTAGTTACGGAAGTCGTTCCAATGATGTCTTCCTGTGCGGATTGTTCAGCATCGTACCACTTCATTTTGGGTTTATCAATGCCTATAACGAATCGTCTATTGATAGCAATGTCGCCGTGACGATTTTTCAACTGTTTCACCATTATCTGATTCAGTTCCTCTAGTTCTTCCGTCTGAATAAGAGCAAGAAAGAGGTCGGCAGTTGCTGGCAGACCGAAGGATTCAGACGTATCTTCTAATCCTACATCTGAATTGCCGAAACCAGAACGTGTGGTCTGTGTTGCTGACCAAATTGGCACGTTAAATTCAACTGCCAGACCTCGGAGTTCCTCTGCTATCGCCTTAACGTATGTATATGAGTTAACAGATTGAGAACCTACGAGTCTCTGGGATGCACATATATTAAGATAATCGACATATATAATGTCTGGTTTGAAGTCTTTCTTTAATGATAATTCGTTTAATAGGTGTCTAAAATGGCCAGTATGTGCTTGAGATGTTGGGAATTCCTTGATTATTATCTTACCCTTTACTTTCTGTTTAAGTTGGTCCATTTTGCGGTCATACATAACCTTAGTTAAATCTTTCAGGCGATTCAATTCGATATCAAGGAGATTGGCGTCTATTCTTTCAGCAATACGTTCCTCTGCCATCTCCATCGTGACGTATAGAACATTCTTACCTATTGTCAGATTCGATGCGGCCATATGACACATACCGATAGTCTTACCAACACCAGTACCAGCCATAAGAATGTTTAGTGATTTTCGAGTAACTCCGCCCTGGGTAATCTTATTCAGATATTCAATGTCAAACGGAATCTTCTCTTCCCTTGTATGGTAGAAGTCATATCGCTCATCGGAATCCTCTAAGAAATCGTGACCGATATGTGTATCGAATGTTACTGCTAGAGCATCGGACAATAATTCGGGTATCGCACCATCAGTTTTCTTCTTGTGCTTACCATCGATAATTTCAATGGACTCCATAATAGCATTATAGACTGCCTTGTCCTTACAGAACCTTTCGGCTTCGTCAAGGAGCCATTGCTCATTGGCTTCTGTCTTTACAAGAGTCTTGATTAATGCTTCCGATTCTTCGTATATCGTTGAAGATAAATCTTCCCTTTCATCTATAGCAATTTTGAGTGCCTGTTGTGTTGGCACATCATTGTATTTTGCAAAGAATGTTTGTATCTCGTGGAATACCGCCTTCTCGGTGACATCGTGGAAATACTCATCCTTCAGAAAGACAATTGACTTTCTGGCGAACTCTTCATTATGTAATAGATTGGATAATATCGTTGCTTCTATATTCACGTATTTTCCCTCAAATTTGCTTCTGCTACTTCTAGTTTAATTGCTCTCTCCACTTGTTGCTTTACGATAGCATTTATCTCCTCTTCATAATGAGACTTGTCAAGACCATTCTCATCTATGAAATTATATCCGAAACTTATTTTATCACAATCATCGGACAAAGTCAAATCATATATCGCAAAGGTTGTTTTGTCTTTGGTCTTGACATAAAAAACGTCAGTATCAGCCATTGGCAACCTCGACTTCATCTTCAGCATCAATTGACTGAAGGAGTCCAGTTCCTATACAATATCTATCCTCAATGAATTTCTGAAATTTTGGATTAGCGAGAATGTCCTCCCAAAAATCTTTACTCTGTGTACCGGCCTCTCTGACCTTGTTCTCTGATACTTCGCCAGTTTCCATATCTACCTTTGAGTACCATCCCATAGTGGGCTTAACAACATATCCACCATCAAGGGCAACATCTAGTAGTCCAGAGTATTTCTTGATTCCACCTTCCCAAGTTACTGAAATAGGAATCTTACTCTTCTCTTTAACAAAGCGGGATTTCTCTACGTTGATAATGAAGTTGTATCCTTGGATTTCTGTTCCCTTCTTGTCTTGTTGTCTGCCTATAATCCAAATATTATCTGAGGAATAATAGACACCAGTACCACCAGAAACAACTGCTTTTGAGAACATCTCCTGTGTCTGGTAAGTATGGTTTACAGCAATAAGAGGAACATCTCTTAATGTGAGATAGGGGGTTATCATTCGGAAGAGTGACTTGAGTTGTTTTGCTCGTGTCATATCCGCAACACTCTTTTCATTCTGTGCATCTTCGACTTCCTTTTTGGAAGCGAGATTGCCAATAGAGTCTATCATAACGAATACTTTATCTTCCACTTCAAGGCCGTCAAGTTGCTTGACTAGGTCAAACTTCAATTCTTCGATATTCTTAGTTGGAATATGAAGGACTCTATCGGTATCAATCTTCAAAGAACTAAAGTAGGCCTGTGGAGTTCCGAATTCAGAGTCATAGAAGAGGCATATTGATTCTGGATATTTATCCATATATCCCTTCATCATTAATAGACCAAATGCTGTTTTGAAATGCTTCGAGGGACCTGCAAGAACTGTCAGGCCGCTGGTCAGTCCGCCGTCTAATTTGCCACTTAATGCGACATTAATCATCGGGACTGAGGTGGGGATTACATCCTTCTCTGTGAATAGAGAGGATTTTGTTAACTGGGTAGATTTGATTGAACCTGCTTTTCGCAGTTTATCCAACAATCTCTTTTGGGCAACTATTGCATCACTCATTTATTTCTCCATAATATACGTCAATTTTGTAGTACATTATACACCAATTGACAGGTGTTGTCAAGTCTTTTCTTATCTTTTTACTGGATTGTCCAATAAATCTTTCAAATCATATGGTTTCCTCAGGTTTCCCCAACGGGTAAAGTAAATAATTGGATATTTTGGAAACATTTTCAAGAATTCGGCAGTAGTATGTCCCATTCCTTTTGCGACTAGGGTGTGGTCAGTTGGTACTGAACCCTCTCCAAAAATATCTCTTGCTTCGATTAGCGTGTCTATTCGGACAGTAGTTGCCTGAAATCCATTCAGTGACATTAGTTCAGAGGCAATACCTTCGTTCCACATATCACCAACAATATATCCATCTTCATCGAGGACATATTCATTATCCGTTTGTATCGTTCCGAATTTACTTCGTACGGATAGGTTAGCAATCTTCTCTTGAAACTTCTCGGTGAACTTATCAAAAGTTTTTGCTTGGCTGGCTTGAGCGATAGCGTTTAAATCAATTTTGGCCATTTTTCACTCTCTTGCTGTTTGGATGCCGTTTAGCCGTAAACGTACTGTGACTCATATTCTTTTTCAACTTAGGGGCACCCTTTTTGTTTATTATTCCTGCTATGTTTCTTTTTCCCATTTCGATTTCCTTATCCAAAAAATGATTCAAGCGAACTCTTTTCTTCCCAATCCCAACCTACGGGATGAAGAACTCCTTCTAAAGGAGAGAGGAACGCTTTCTCAAATTGTGTATCATAATCTACCCATCGTTCAACCTCGAACTCTGGCGGGAGTCCATCGATGAAAGCAATTGCATTACTACCAAATGGATTAGGTGTTTTCAAGTATACGAACTTTAACTTGGCACCATCTCCAATCTTCTCGACATTCTTAATATCGTGTTTCTTTAACAACCCATTATACACTTTGGCCGCTCGTGCGTGAATTGGCACGGATTTCGTTGCGTGTTCATACTTTGTGTAATCGCTTAATCCTCTCGGAAAGGCAATCTCGGGTATTGCTAAACCAACAAACTCTTTCTTATATTTATGCACCAAGGACTGTAATTGACGCTCATTTCCCGTCAACATTATATTAACTGCTTCTTTCAACTTACCACGGACATTCGCTGGTGTAGAGGATTTGACTATCTCCATACCCATAACCTTCATCTTAGGCTTCTTATATCGAACTCCTTCAGAGTCATAGACGTTAAGGGCATAGCGTTTCTTTGCAGTCCATACGGCTTTGTCGGCAATCACCTCTCTGCCCATAAACATTTTTTGCTCGTAGGCATTAACGTAATCTGCTAGTTCCTGATAGGACTTGGTAATGTATGGTTCAAATGCTTCTTGAGTTGCTTTGTCGATAACATCACAAATCTTATTCTTATCATCCGATTTGATGTACTTATCGACAAACTTCCCTAGGCGTAAATAGACCGAATCAGTATCAATAGCAACAACATAATCATAATCTTTGGTCTCCAAATATTTGTTTAGAAAATCATTAAGAGCCTTTTCAATCCATCGAATCGCTAATTGACCACCAGTGGTGACTGCTTCGGCGTTGCGTATATCAAAATATCTAAACCACTGATTACCAATTGCTCCATAGGCAGAGTTCAACTGAATCTTTTTGGCCATCTGAATATTGAGATATTTTGATATCTCGTTATCCGTATCTTCTCCTTCTTCCTTTCGCTTCTGGGCATCGAGCATCTTCTTCTTAAAGACCACTCGGTCAGCATAGATTTTCTCCATTAAAGTTGGGAGAAATCCACGCTTATCTTTTCGATACATCGTTCCGTTTGGAGCAACGGCATATCCCTTCTTATGAACATCTGATAAGTCAGCCTCTTTTTTCAAAAGGTTCTCTACATCCACACCTGATTTGTGTCCAACAATCGTTTCGGGAGAGATGTTGTACTGCATAATCAAATGCGGATATAGAGAGTTCAAGTCAAAAGATACTACCCAGTCGTGGAACCCAGTAATTGGTTCTTTAACATAAGCACCGACAAAGGAAGTGTTCTTTTGGTTTCTGTTACTCGCAGGGCAGACTATATCTTGCTTTCGTAGGTGGTCATAGATTATTGCATCCCACATCTTAACGGTGCCGAATACGTCTACGAAATTAATCTTGGCATCATATGCCATCGTCATACCCAAATCGATTAACTTTAACTTATCATCAATCCGCTGAACTAATTCAACGTCTTTGATATTATAGTCAATGAACTTCTGGTGATTTGTGCGGGCAAGTTTAAAGAGGGTGCCTGCCTCTTCGTATGAAATCTTTCTCTCGCCCAATTCAACAAAGGCGATATGGTCTAGTCTAAACGATTCCTGATTCGCATACGTAAATTTCTTATAGAGTTGGAGATAGTCCATCGTAGCCACGCCAAATATATCATACGCCACAGATTCTTTACCATACATCCCCCTTATTGTTCGTTCTTTAATCCAACCGAAAGGCGAAAGTCGCTTGACTTCCTTTTGACCAAACAGTCGAGTTAGTCTATTGACCAAATACGGAATATCAAAATTCTCAATATTCCAACCTGTTAAAATGTGAGGTGGGGATTGTTGATATAGGTCAAGAAAATGCTTGAGCAATTCCTCTTCCGAATCCATCTGAAAATATTCTATCTTAATATCATCACGGGTATTTGTCCACTCGTCAAGACCCCAAGTAAAATATCTATCTTCAATAGAATCATAAACGGTGATAGCATTAACTACGGCAGAGGCAGATTCTGGTGAAGGAAATCCTCTTTCAGATTCTACCTCGATATCAATATTCCAGATACGGATTTTATTGACATCATATTCGACATCACCTTGCCATTCTTTACAGGTGTATTGAAGTGCGAAATTATCGTTACCGTGGATGCTGAAACCATCAACACCTTGGTATTGCTTGATAAAGTCTCGTGTTTCTTTGATGTTGCCAGGCGACATCTTATAGACTGGCTTATCGTCTAATGTGCGGTAGGGAGTCTCACCCTTCTTGCCTTCAACGAAAATTGTTGGCTGAAAGTCTTCCCGTCTAATAAAATCATTGCCCGTTTCAGCGTTCACGCCACGGACGAGAATCTTATTCCCGAGGGTCCCGATATAGGTGTAAAATCTCATCCCGTCAACAGTTTGATAAGAATAATTACCTGAAGGCCAATCATCACAAGCGGTACGATTGTACGTATCAACTCCATCGTGTGATTGATGTTATCGAGTTTCATCTCTAATTTTGTCTTTTTATCTAACATAATATAAACATTATACTAGGAATCTTTATCTTTGTCAAGCACATTATGACCATTTCCTTCACCTTGGCACTCTTTTGTGATTGGATTCCACCATCCCTCTTCGCATACTTTATGGGTCATTCTATCCTCTGCATATAATCTTTCTTCAGTCTTTTTAACAACATTAATAGAAACGGCACTCTCTACATCTGATACCGAAGGTTCAATTGCATCTTCGCTTGTATCGATACTATTGGTGCCGTATGAGGCTGATAAATATTTGTCTGTACGTATTGTTTGATTGGTTTGTTGCTTACCACAATGAGTGCAATATAATTCTGGTGGTATCCACTCATCCATTACTGCAACACTCCAAGTGCCCGAGCAAAATTGACAAGTGAAGTGCCAAAGAATTTCCCTAGATACTGTTACATTGTTCACGCTCCGATGGCCCCATCAGGACCATTTGTGCCAAGATGTGGTCCATCATTTCGTCTTTCGTATGGCTCATCCCACGGAATGGCTCCTGGACGCCGCTTATCTTCTTTTCGTCTTTCAATAAACGGTTCGGTTCCGGGTTTTTTATAGTGCTTCGGCGTTTTTTCTGTGTATTCACCGAACAGATTTTGAACTGGTTGTTGCTTACCACAATACGGACAAAAATATGCTGTATTGCAGATAGGATTTATCATTGTCCATTCTAGTTTACATTCATCACAAGTGTGGGCAAAAATCTTTAATTCACGTATCGGCATTTGTCACTCCTATGTAAATATGAATGCTAAAGCGCCAGCCACAAAAACATAGGGCCAGAACTGCCATCCTAGTTTGATTGCTGACACTACTACGACAACAACTAAGGCAATAGAAAATCCTACGCCTAACAGATTAACTAGAATGTCCCATTTGTCTACTAGAAAGTTTAACTCACCGTTCTCATTAATTATGATTTCCATATTTACCTTTCAGGATAATGAACATATGTTTTAATCATATATTTCTTATTACTAATTGGCATCTCTGCGGTATGAGGATATCCGAACCAAGTAGGAGCAATACAGAGTCTACCTTCAACTGGGTTTACCTTCGTATCAATCGTCTCAAAGGATGTTTCACCACCCTCTTTGACGGTATTTAGATAATACAATAACACAAGCATCCGTTTACAGGATGTCGATTCAATAGAATCAATATGTTGTTTATAATAATGGCTGCCTGGGTCATATCTGTGCATTCTGAATTGCTCAAGGTAGACTTCCTCGAACAATTGATTTTTTGGGAATCCATCTTTTTCTAAGTCTTGACGATATCGTTTGTACATATGGGCGGCGTGATTAGTCATCATTCGCATTATACCATTCCACTTAGGGGCTTCTCCAGCACGTTTTGTGCAGTTTAACTCAAGTGCGTTACGATGATTGCTATAACCAGTACGGTTGTCTGGGTCGGGTGTGCCAAGTTTGCCTGTATATGACTTCAAATAATGTTCATCATCTGAATCAAAGGC